CCCCTTTCTTTATCTTGATTACATTATATCACGCATTGCGTGATATGTCAAGTGTTTCTTTCTAAAAACATTTATTAATTTTTTAAAAACATAATATGCGAAAATTTTAAATCAATTCAAAAATTTTACTTTCCTCACGGTTTTGCTTTTCGGTGAAACCGTGTTTTTGCATACAAATATTAGCCTCTGAAAAAAGTATGAAAAATCATTGAAAAAGTTTTAACTTTTATGCGAAGCGAAAAAAACATAAAATTAAAATACAGATTTGGTACCAAAAGGGCGGTGAGCTGATGAGCGAAAAATTAAAATCACAGGCACGAAAAGCAGAATCAAAAACGAGGAAGAAGAAAACCAATGAACCGGAATTGATTGACTGGGCAACGGTCAAGGCTGAATATGTGAGCGGAACAATGTCAGCCGCCAAGCTCGCCGACAGATACGGCATAAGCGTGTCATCAATCAGCAAGAAGTGCGCGTCTGAGCATTGGCAGGAGCTGAGGAAGCAGAATCAGAGTGAAACCGCAAATAAGATAGCGAAGAAAATCAACACAGAGAAAGTGAAGAAAACCGTCAGAGAGATTGACAGGGTTGTGGCCGTTGCATCTAAGCTCATAACAAAGCTGAACAGAGCCGTTAATGAGCTTGACAAGGACGAGGAGCTTATCAAGAAGAAAGTAACGGTTAAAGCCGAAAAAAGCGAAGATGAGAAAACCGCAACAGCGGAAGAAGAATACAGCTACGATTATGCTAAACGCAAGACACTTGTAAATACAAAGCGAGCAGCGGAGATTTCAAAGAGTCTGCTCAATGTTCGTGACATACTCGCAGATTATACGACGGAACAGGACGAAGAGAACGCTCTCGGCATTATTGAAATCCCGATGCAGGAAGTAATGCAACCTCCCGAAGATGACGAGCAGGACGGTGAAAGCGTTGAGTAAAAAAGTCATATGGACTCCTCAGCCAAAGCAGAGAATTGCGTTGAGCCGTGGCGAAGATGAGATGTTATACGGCGGTGCTGCCGGTGGCGGTAAGACCGATTATCTTGTGGTCGAGGCGGCTCGACAGGTGAATATACCCGAATACAGAGGGTTGATACTCCGTAGGGCTGTGCCTGACCTTGCACGAATCATAGACCAAACAAGGGCAATTTATCCGTCAATAGATAGAGGGGCGAGATACAACGCAACAACAAGAGTGTGGACCTTTTCAAGCGATGCACAAATTAAGCTCGGCTCTTTATTTCGCACGAATGAAAAGTACAAGTATCAAGGCCAGCAATACGATTTTATCGGCTTTGACGAATTAACGCAGTTTACATTTGACGAGTACAGTTATTTAAAATCCCGAAATCGTGGTAACTGCAAGGCGACGAAGGTGTATATGCGGTCAACTGCCAACCCCGGCGGAGTAGGCCACGGCTGGGTGAAACAGTATTTTGTGACTGCCGGAACTCCGGGCGAAACTATATGGCTCAGCGACAAAGTAATTATGCCTGACGGCACGACCAAAAATTATTGGAGCAGTAAAGTCTTTATTACGGCAAGCGTGTTTGACAACAACGCCTTGATGAACAACGACCCCGATTATGTCAAGCGACTGGCACAATTGCCCGAGGCGGAGCGTAATGCCTTGCTTTACGGCTCGTGGGATAGTTTTGAGGGACAGGTGTTTACTGAGTGGATAGATAACCGAGAGCATTACAAGGACAGACGGTGGACTCATGTTATTGAACCATTCAAAATTCCGCAAAGCTGGCGAATAATACGCTCATACGACTGGGGCTATACAAGACCGTTTTCAGTCGGTTGGACTGCCGTTGACCAAGACGGCAGATTTTACCGAATCCGTGAATTATACGGCTGCAAGAAGAATCAGCCGAACACAGGTGTACGCTGGCCAATCGAAAAAGTGGCACAGGAAATTCTTGCAATTGAAAACAATGACCCTCAGATTAAGGGCAGACAGATTTATGGTGTTGCGGATCCGGCTATCTTTGCAGAGCAGGGCAGCGGCAAAAGTCAAGCCGCAACGCATGCACAATTGGGAGTGTTCTGGAACAAAGGTGATAATGCGAGAATTGCCGGTAAAATGCAGTTTCATTCACGGCTCGCGTTTGATGAGGAAGGCTATCCGATGTTTCAGTGTTTTAACACCTGCACAAATTTCATCAGAACAATTCCGAACCTTGTTTACTCGCAGATAGACACCGAAGATATTGACACCGAGGGCGAAGATCATATTTATGACGAACAGCGATACGGCTTTATGACCTCGATTATTACACCAAAAGAAGTTGTGCTGAGAAACGCAAGGGCATTTGACCCATTGAACCTAAGTCAGACACGATATTACAACAGATAGGAGATTACCAAAATGAGTGAAGTAAAACGAGATGAAAACGGAATGATTATGCCGATAAAAACTACATATCCAGCTCTGACCTCGGACAAATCAAAGCTGAGCAATGTTTACGGCACAAACAATAAAACCGATGAAGAGCCGAAATCAGCCGAACAGACGGAAAAAGAGAACGAGAGCAGCGGCAAGCCGATTGGACTTGACGAAATACACGAGGCTATGCAGACTTTCAGGAAATATCAGAACAGCAAAAAGCAGTATGATGAAAGATTTAAGCAGGCTTTCAGAGAATATAACTTGCTTTACACAGAGGCGACTGCACCGCAGATTAAAACTGACGATAACGGCAGGCCTCGAAAGGTGCTTGTACCGCACCGCAAAGGCGCACAGGCACTTAATGTGATTATGAACAAGCACGCTGACGCTATGGATAACTACCCCGAAATCATTTGTCTGCCGAGAGCACAGGACGATGAACAGGCTGCAAAGACACTCAACAGCGTTATCCCTTGCATACATAAGCGCAACGGATTTATAAGAACCTACTCTGATGAACAGCTTGATAAGTTTGTAGGCGGTTGCGGTTGTTACGCAGTATTGTGGGACAAGACCGCAGAAAACGGACTGGGTGACATTGCTATCAGCCGTGTTGATATTCTCAATCTTTTTTGGGAGCCGCATATTGAGAACATACAGGACAGCGCCAATGTATTCTTTGCCCGCTATTACGATGAAGAAGGTATCAGAAAGGTATATCCCGAACTTGAAAGCGTTTCGACTGCATCGCTTGGACTTGTGGAACACGAAACCTACGACAACAGCAACAAGTCGAATGATAAAGTAATCTTGATTGACTGGTATTACAAAAAGAACGGCGAACTGCACCTCTGTAAATTCGTCGGTGAACACATTCTCTACTCTTCGGAAAATGAGGGTAAGCCTATTTATGACCACGGAAAATATCCGTTTGTACTTGAACCGATGTTCAGACTGCGTGATACTCCCGTTGGCTTTGGATTTATGGATGTTGTGAGAGCACCGCAGAATCAGCTTGACGAACTCAAACACGATATGCTGGTAAACATCAAAGTCAACTCACAGCCGAGAGTGTACGCAAATACAGGCGTCGGAGTGAACAACGACGATATGACCGACCTTGACAAGACGGTAATTGAGGTCAACGGACAGTTGCAGGGTAACATTGCTCCCGTCGAATCAAAGGAGCTTGCCTCAGGAGCATGGAGCTTGTATGACAGGCTCTCGAATGAAATCAAAGAAACTTCTGCTACGAATGACGCGAGTAATGGAGCAAGTGCGGCAGGTGTTACAAGCGGATCGGCAATTGCGGCATTGCAGGAAGCAGGCGGAAAGGTAAGCCGTGACTCCAACAAGCTGGCACAGGAAGCAATGACGGAGCTTGCTCAGCTTGAAATTGAACTGATGAGGCAGTTTTATAATCTGCCGAGAATTTTCAGAATCACAGGGGAAAACAATCAGACAACCTACGAGGAATTTGATAACACAGACCTCAGAAAACAGCCGTTGACCTATACAGACACAGACGGTCAGACGGTAAATTATACAGATGAGGACGGCAACATACTTGAACGACTGCCGATTTTCGACATTGATGTAAAGGCTCAAAAGGCAAGTCCGTTTGCCACAGCGGCACAGAACGAAATGATGATGAATCTATTTCAGATGGGAGCGTTCAATCCGCAGGCGGCTGATGCCACACTTGTAATGCTCGACGGCATGACATTTGAGGGCAAAGAAAAACTGATTGAGAAAATCAAGCAGAATCAGACCTTGTCACAGGCTGTACAGGAGCTTTCTAACAAGGTGCAGATGCTTGAGGCAATGAATGCAAGCAGAACAGCGGCAGATGTGCAGAATGCTATGCCGAGCGAAAACGCACAGACCGCACAGCAGACACCGCCACAGACAGAAAGTGAGGCAACAATGTGATTGAAGTAACATTGACTGACATCGAAGGACGTATTTATTTTGAGAGTAAGGGACACGGCTCACATGATGTGTGTGTGGCCGTGAGTGCTTTATGTTCTACATTTTTGCAGTATGTCAGAGAAATGCAGAACGAATGTGATATTGACATACTCAAAGAAACCTATGAAAACGGTCACACGGAGTCGGAATTTTTTATTTACGATGCAGGTGAAATCCGACACGGCATAAAAGCACTATGGACGGGATTTGAACTTTATGCCGAGAATTATCCCGATGAAATAGAGCTTAACTATTATGACGGCAACCCGAAATAAAGTTTAAAATCAACAAGAGTTTTAACTTTTTTTGAAAAATTAAGGTTGATATAATTAAAATATAAGGTCGCAGTAGTGGAACTGCATTAAGACCTGACACCTCGGAAAGACGAGAGAAAGACACCTCGGAAAGACGAGAGACGGAGGTCCTTATGAACGACAAATTTATAAATCTTATCGTAAATCTGCATGACGGCGACTCAGCAGGCGCAGCTGACGGCGGAGACGGAAACGATGAGAACGGTGTTGCCACAAGCACCGACAACAACATAAGCCGTGAAACGAGAGAGAGAGCTGAGAGAATCGGCATAGGTGACGACCTTATCGACGATTATAACAAGGCTTTCGGCAACGGCAATCAGAATCAGAACAACACAGAAGGCGAAAACAACAGCACAGACACAGACGGCGAAGAAAACTTAGAAGAAGAGTTTGAAAAGCTGATTAAAGGTAAATTCAAAAATGTGTATCAGAACAGAGCGCAGTCTTTGGTGAAGGACAGACTGTCAACCAAAAACAAGCAGATTTCCGATATGCAGAAAAAAGAAAGCACCGGCAATCAGATTTTCGCTCTTATTGCAAACAAGTACAATGTACAGCCCGATGACCTTGACGGTCTCCTCAAAGCCGTATCAGAGGATAAGGACTTGTTTGCTGAAAAGGCTCTTGCCGCAGGAGTAACGACAGAAGAGGCACGCAACGATTTCTTCAATCAGCAGAAAACAAATGCACAGGAGGAAGAACTCGAAACCCTCCGCAGAGAAAAAGCCGCAAGAGAGCTTGACACACATTTGAGAACAATTGCAGCGGAAACGCAGAAGGAATTTCCAAACTTCAACCTTGAAGAGGAATTTCAGAATCCGTCATTCAGAACCGCTCTTGACTTTATTGCTCAGCAGAAAAATGAACAGAACGAAAAGACAGGTCGTAATGATGAAATTTACGATTTGACAACTGCTTATAAAATGGCGCATTTTGATGAATTGCAGAAAGACCTTGTCAAGCGTTCAAGCTCTGCCGCAATCAGTGCGGCGGCACAGTCAATTCAGAGTGGTGCAAGACGACCAACCGAAAATGCGGTCAAGAAAAGCGGTACAACCACGCAGAGAAAGAGCGTGGAAGATATGTCTGACGCTGAATTTGATGACTTCTATCAGAAAGTAAGACGAGGCGAGGCACACCTCTAATGCCTTGCCGAAAGGAAGGTAAATATGAAGAGCAAGATTAGTAAGTTTATTATGGGAAGCGAGATTATTAAGCTTATTATCAATATCCACGGCAACACGGTTGACGCAGGCGGTGTAAACAAGTCAAACGGCTATGTTTACAATGCTTACGGCAATACGGAATCAACATCGGGCAATGACTGGACTCCCGAAAAGGCTACATTCTATCACAAAGTGTTCCTCAAAAACTTGACAGCAAAATGCGTTCACGGTCAGTTTGGTGAGCATGACACAATTCCAAAACAGTCGGGCAACATCTACAACAAGAGAGGTATTTCACCGTACCCGACCGTTACAACACCGTTGCAGGAAGGCATTACTCCTGTCGGTAATAAGATGAGCTTCTACTATGTTGAGATTGCGGTGAACCAGTACGGCGCATATACACCTATCACAGACTGGGCAAGTTTTTGCAGCCGTGATAATGTGATGACAAAGGACAGTGAGGAGCTTGCTTCACAGGCAGGACGCTCAATTGAAGAGATTGACCGTGAGGCTCTTAATGCCGGTACAAGCGTTATCTATGCACCGGCTGTAGGCTCTGACGGTACGGTTACAGAGGTTGCAAGCCGTGCGGCAATTACGACGAACAGCAAGCTCACAATTGACACAATTTTCAGGGCACTGAACTATCTTGAATGCCAGAACGCTGAGCCTATCGGCGAAAGCTATGTCGCTCTTGTACATCCGAATGTTAAGTATGACATCATCAGTAACAAGGATTTCATCAGCGTAGTTAAGTATGCTCACGCAGACAAGATTTTCAAAGGGGAAATCGGTACAATCGGTAATGTTAAGTTTGTACAGTCGAACTTTGCGAAAGTGTTCAAGGGTGCGGGCGCAAGCAAGATTGATGTGTATTCAACGCTTGTGTTCGGTAAGGACGCATATGTTACCGTTGAGATTGAGGGCGAAGGCACTCAGACAATCGTTAAGGGCTTTGGCTCAGGCGGTACATCTGACCCACTCGACCAGAGAGCGACTCAGGGTTGGAAAACAACTCACGGCGTCGGCATTATCGGTCAGACAAGAATGGTGAGAATTGAAACAGCTTCTTCACTTAACACCGTAGCACAGACAGCTTCTCCGGCTGTAGCATAATCGGGAGGTATAACCTATGGCAACAACAAAGAAAGCCGCAGAGACGGCAGAAAATACAGAAGTATCGGCAGCGGAAACTACTGCCGATACTGCAACAACTGTAACAATTGAAAAATCTCAGCTTGATAAGCTCCTTGGAATGTATGATGAACTTCAGGAAATCAAGAAGAGTATGCCGATCGACCGCAAGGCGGAAAAAATCAAGCAGGACAAGGAACTTGCAAAGATTATTGAAAAGGCAAACAGAGAAAGTGAAGAACTTGTTGAGTACATCGCTCCGACCGGTTCGATGAAGTCAAACAAGAATATTGAGGTCAATATCAACGGCGTGCAGTACACCGTGCCGAGAGGTGTTAAAACAAACATTCCCCGCAAGGTTGCGGAGATTATTGACAACTCAATTAAGCAGGCTGAATTTGCGCAGGGCGTGCAGGACAAGGCTGCCGAGATTGCTCAGCAGGCAATTGCCGAGGGCAGAATCTAATTCAATAACAAGGAATAAATTGTACTCCTTACACAAAATTCGCAGAAGGGCGGGGGCGGTAGCTTCCGCCTTTTTGCGTTTTTGCGTACACAGATATTAGAGAGGTGATTATATGACACTTGATAAGGTAATTGAAAGAGTGCGAAAATTTAAAAGCGGATATGATGTGTCCGATGAGGACATTATAAGCTACATTAACGAGGCCGAAATGGAAATCATCAGCAATGTAATAAGTAATCGCGAAGGTGATAATTGCATTGTTGGAACATACGGAAACTATCTGATTGACACGGACCGTGACTTTGAACTGCTTGCACCTGCGCCATATGACAGAATGTACGAGGCTTATTGTGCGGCACAGATTGACAGGGACTACGAAGAGGCCGAGAGATATTCGGTTGATATGAGCGTATATAATCAGCTGAGGCAGGATTTTGGTGTGTTCTGGTTTAAAACGCACCCACAAAAGAAACGATATAACTTTCACATTGGTTAAGAGGTGACAATATGCTACCCGAATTAAATATACCAAGGCGAGATACAACGAGTATCAGCGTGTTCAGAGGACTAAACAGAAGTCCAAACACAGGCTTTTCAAGAGTTTCAAGCTCATCAAGCAGTATTTACACAGAGTTCAAAGATTTTAAAAATATGACTTCTGATAAATACCCGCAGCTTGCACCGAGAGCAAACCGTTCCCGAATTACTTCCGATAGCCAAATCAAAATCATTTCAAATCTGTTGTCGGCTAACTCAGGGCTTATTTATATTGACTCTGACAAAAATCTGCATATCGGGGCAGAGGTTACAAAGATTGATGAGATTGATGCAGTCAAACAGCACCATATTGTTTTATACGGCAATAAGGTTGTAGTATTCCCCGAGAAATTCTCGGTCAATATTAGCAACAAAAAGGTGACTATGATTGACTGCCAAAACAAAGATTTGGGCACACGAGTAGAAACAAAGAGTAATTTGCAACTTGATGCCATGACATTTGATTATGCATATTTGTTATGTTCAATTACACGTTCATATTATGACGCAAGTGCGAACAAGAATTATCGACCGAGCGTAACTTTATATACCAACAACGATTTAACCGACGCCAAATATCAGTTGACAAGTAATAAAGACATGGTTGATATATTCAACTTAGATGATATTAGGATAGGTATGGTAATTGAAAGTTATAACAACTTTTATTCTGTTATCGGAATTGAAAAGAAGGACAGTACCTATAAAAAGAATAGGCTTTTGAAATTCAAAAAGTTGCCCCAAAAGTTCAATTATACGACAATAAGAGCCAAAAACATTGGATTGCATATTGAAGTTGGAGATTTTGTTAAAATCAGCGGATTAACTGACTCTCTTGTCAGCACAGATGCCGAAAGCTACGTTGATAAGACTTATATGGAAAACCTTAACGGCAAAACTTTTAAGGTTTATTACGTTTCAAAAAATGAGCTTGTAATCAAGTGCGAATTGGAATCAAGCGTGCCGTACACCGGTACAGTCACAGTTGAAAGAATCTCTCCCGATTTTGATGAGGGGAAAATCGTGGAAATGCAAAACCGCTTGTGGTGTTGCTCCTCAAACAAAAATGAAATTTATTGTTGTAAACAAGGTGATGAGCGCAACTGGCAGGCATACAGTGACGGAATCAGTACAGACAGCTGGGCTATGACCTGCGGTAAAGAAGGAAAGTTTACAGGGATTGCAACACGGGGCGACAGCGTTATATTTTTCAAGGAAAACTACGCATTAAAAATCTACGGAACAAAGCCGAGTAACTTTACCCTTGCAGAATACAATGTGCCGGGAGTCGAAATCGGAAGCGAAAAGAGCCTTATAAACATTAACTCAACTTTGTTTTATCTTGGCCATAACGGTGTGTATGCTTATCAGAGCGGTAGTTTGCCGGCACTCATCAGCGAAGAATCTTTGTGGGGACATACTTATAAGAACGCAGTCGGCGGCAGACACGGAAATAAATACTACATATCTGCCGAAAGAGATGACGGGGAACAAGAACTGCTTGTGTACGACACTGATAAAGGCTTGTGGCACAAGGAAGATGACACAAAGATGATTGACTGCACCACATACAACGGTGTTCTGTATTGGCTTGACGATACCAAAGAAAACATTATGTGTCCTGATAAAGCGGACAATCTTCTTGTTGACAATACGAAATATGAGTATCAACAGGAAGATTGCTTTGAGTGGTCTGCTGAAACAGGCGACCTTTACGACGGCGAATTTAATGTGAAAAATATCGGAAAAATCCGAATCGGCATTAAAGCTGAAAAGGGAGCAAAGGTCAGCTTGTTTGTACAATACAAGGACAACGGCGAATGGCGGAAAGTCAGCGAAATGCTGTACAGCGAGAAAAAGCCGAGAGTATTCGCCGTAGCTTTACGCAGAGCGGAATATTTAAGGCTTAAACTTGTAGGAACTGGACAGGTCGAAATTTACGGAATTGATATTGAGCACAGCAGAGGAAGTGATAAGCGTGGCAACATTTAAACTTGACCCACCTCCATCAACCAATGACATAGGGGAGATGCGGAACTATCTGAACGATATGTATGAACAGCTGGCTTTCGTGCTCAGCAACATTGACAGCGACAATATAACAGATGATTTTCTATCCGCAATCGGACAAAAAAGAGGTGAAAAATAATGGCTTATACATACAAGGTTTATGGAACAGGCGATGTTGACAATGCGGTTAATAACTACAACCGTGTTGCCTCATCAGCTCCGACATATGCTGACAGCTACGACACAAGACAGGCTCGTCAGCAGGTTGACAACTACGCTAATTCCTACACAGATAAAATCAATAAGGGATATACGAGCAAGTACAAGGGTACAATTGACGAGCTTGCCAATCAGTACCAAAAGAATAAATTTGACTGGACTCCCGAAAATTCTACGGAATATCAGCAAGCGAAAGAAAAATATACCCGTGAGGGCAAAACCGCACAGGAGAATGTTCAGGGAAGTTATGCCGGCAATACAGGCGGTTACAGCAACACCTATGCACAGGCTGCAGGACAAAAGGCATTCGGCGAGTATATGGACGAGCTTGCAAACAAGGTACCGACACTTAAAAATGAAGCCTACAAGAGTTATCAGCAACAGCAGGAAGATACACTGAACAGAATCGGTGTATTGCAGAACCTTGATAACACGCAGTATCAGAGATACAGGGACAGCGTAACGGATGATTACGACTTTATGAATTACTATGAAAATAAGTACGGCACATCCAAAGGACTTGATATGAGCAACTTTCAAAACGAACTGGCTCACTGGCAGACACAAATGTCAGCGGCACAGAGTAATCTTTCAGATATCAGAAATCTTGCCGAGGCACAGTATGAACACAACACATTGAGTGCCGACACAAGATCAAGTATTGACAGCCAGCGCAGACAGTCGGATGCCTATTATAACTACCTTAACAGTCAGCTGAAAATAAAGTGAGGTGAGAACATTGAGCGTGAACAGTGAAGAAAAAATTTACAACGAGCTTATGAATGAAGTGCCGAGTCAGACGGTGAGCGGTGACACTCAGCAGAGTGCCGCCGCTCTTGCAGGTGCAGAATCAACAGCTACAGGACAGGCTGACAACTATAAAAGCACTTACAGCGGTAAGTTAGATGACGCTATAAGTAACTATCTGACAGGCAGAGGATTTGAATATGATCCGACGCAAGACAAGGCATATCAGCAGTACCGCAAGGAATTTGCACAGAATGCCGCTATTGCACGAGATACGAGCCGTAATACCGCTAATCAGCTTGCAGGCGGTTACAATCCTACCTATGCTGATACAGTCGCAGACGAGGTTTACAATGAGCGTATGGGCAATATAAGCGATGCAGAAAGTACATTCAGAGGACTTGCACAACAGGACTATCAGGCGAAGCAGGAGAAAAACGCAAATGTGCTTAACCTCTATAACACGCTTGAGGGTACGGATTACAGCCGTAATCGTGACACGGTAGGAGACTACAAAAACTATCTTAATCTTCTTGCAAGCAGGTACTCAACCGACAGACAGGCAGACACAAACCTTGACAGTGCTAACAATGATGTTTATTCCACCAAACTTAATGGAGCAGTAAATAATCTCTCATCAGTAAGAGCAGCAGACAGTCAACGCTATTTGTATGACACGGTAAGTGCAAATCAGCTTGCCCAGAACGCACAGGCAGAGCGTGAAAACAATCAGAAGATTGAGTACGAAAAGAACAAAGCGGCATATGAGACATATGTTAAAGCTCAGGAAGCGGCAGAAAAAGCAAAAGAGAAAGCGGCTAAGGCACAGGAAAAAGCACAGGAGAAAGAGGATAACCGCAGATACAGAGCGGCATATGATAAGTTTGTGGACGCCTATGACCTTAAAAACGCTAAGTATAATTACAAAGTTGGTCAGCTTGCACAGGGCTATTATAACGGCTACATCACGCTTGACGAAATGGACTATATTGCCGATAAGCTCAATGTCAGCACGGCTGACCTGACAAGCACGCTTGACAGGATGAGCAAAAACGGTGGAACGCTTAATGATGACCACTACGGCGGTCCGAACTCAATGAGTATCGGTAAAAACACTGATTATTTTCAAACGTCAACTTCAAGAGTTACTACGGACGAAAACGGAAAAACAAAATATTTATCGGAAAAAGAGTGGAACGAACTACCGATAAATAAGAAGAAAAAGTGAGGACTGTATATATGGCACAGCAAAGAAAAAGAACCGCAGGCGACGATTTAAGAGATTTTAAAGCCGGAAAGATCAGCGGAAACTTTTATCACAACGGTATTGACCGCTCGGATAATTATATTCAGCATACATCAGCACCGAGGTATATAACCGATGAAAACGGAAAAACACAGGTGGCTTCCTATAACGAATGGATTCAGCAGGAAGTATTTCAGCATCAACACGATTTACCAAACGACACAAGTTCGACATCATCAAATAATAAAACAGCGACAAATGATATTTCTGTAAAAAGCAGCAACAATACTTCTTCAAGTACGAGCTCGAATATAAAATCCTTTTTAAACGGAAATTGGAATAAGGCAAACAGCTCCGCAGAGGATTTTAGAGCAGCAATTAAAAACCCGAACAAGTCTTTGAATGATAGAGTTAAAGGACTTACACACATGTATAATGCGGCGGTTGCGACAGGTGACACCAAAACCGCCGAGAAAATGCAGAAAGAATATGATGAACTTGCCGACAGGGTTAATAAGCAGACGGAAATAAACCGACATAACGCTAAGGAATATGCGCGCAGTCAATCTTTAAAAGGTATGACCGAAGAAAGAAAAGCATTAGTTGATGAACGCAACAAGTATGCACTTGATAACGGACTTGTAACCTCTACAGGTATTGATACAAGAAAAAAGGATAGGTATAAAGTTTATTCAGAGTACAATTCAAAAATTGATGAGCTTGACAAACAGATTGCAGAAAAGCAGAGAAACGGCGAGTATGATTTAAGTGATTCGCAGAAAGCTGTTCTTGCCGATATTGGCAACAAAGCAAACAAACTTACGGAAAGTTTTGAAAACAAATATAAAAACTCAACGCTTGAGCAGAGGCTTAATGCGAGATTGCACGCAACAACAAGTGAGCTTAACTGGCTTAATAAGCATATGTATGATAATTCATCAAGCAAGGAGTTGGAAGATTATAATAATCAGCTTAATAAAGAAGCTAACAGCTTGTGGAATCAGAGAGATGAAGAACAAGCATATAACCGGCTTAAAGCAATTGAAGATGAACAGGGAAAATTAAAAACTGCAATCGACAACGCAAAACTTTCTGAACAGAAGAAAAAAGAGTACGACGATATTGTTAATAACGACATCAAGGCAAAAACTGTTTTGCAGAAATATTATGCTTTGCAGGAATACAGCAGTAATCAAAGTTTAGTAAGAAGTGAAGAAAATACTGATGGTGCTAAAAATCAGGTTATTCTTGATGACTACAACTACATAAACAAACTATCAGGAAAAGAACGCAATCAGATTGTAAAGGATTTCAATAATCTGAAAAAAGAAGGTTATGATACCGAATCCCTATATAAATGGTACAAGAGAGAACGAGATGCCGAAAGTGCAGCGGAAACTACAAGAGTATATACAGATTACGCCGACAAACATCCTGTTCTCGGCTCACTCCAAAGCGTGGGAGTAAGGCTCACAGGGGCTGTTCCCGATGCAGTAAAATATATCTCAACCGACCTTAATAAGAAATATAACGGCGGTGACGGCTACATTAACCCCGAAGCAACCAATACCGCTATATCTGATGCTATGCGTGCAAAGGTATCTGAAAACATTAACAATGATTTCGGTTCATTCCTTTACAACACAGGAATGAGTATGGCTGACTTTGCCTCTTTGTTACCGCTCAATGCCGTTCCGGGCGGACAGGCTTTGTCACTCGGCATTATGGGCACAAGTGCCGGTGTCGGTGCGGCGAACGAAGTTATCAACAACGGCGGTACAATTGACAATGCGGTAAAGACCGGTATTGCATCAGGTATTGCCGAAACTCTTTTTGAAAAGGTTTCTCTTGAACAACTCTCAGCGTTTAAAGCAAGCGGTAAAAGCACATTTCGTGCGGCTGTCGGCAATGTGCTTAAAGGTGCATTTACTGAAGGCTCGGAAGAGGCCTTTACCGACCTTGCAAATAGATTGACAGATGACGCAATTAACAAGGACCTATCTTCATACAACCTTTCAAAGAAAAATTATATGGAACAGGGAATGAATGAGGCTGAGGCGGAGAATGCCGCAAGCTGGGACTTTTGGAAGAATGTCGGACTTGATTTTGCCGGAGGTGCAATCAGCGGCGGTGTGCTTAACCTTGCTACAGCGGGAATTAATCTTGCAGGTGCAAAAATTGATATGGCACAAAACAAAGAGAGCAACGCACAAATCGGTAAAGCTGTTATGGCCGATGAAAACTTTGACCTTGATTTACTCATTAGGCAAGGTCTTGCAACTGACAAAAACGATAGAGCATACAACTATGCTCACAAAATGCAGAAACTCGTTGAAACCGATAACGAGGGAAAAATCAGTGCCGGAGATGTCGGCAACCTTATGTATCTTATCAACAGAGAGACTGCCAAAAATCCCGAGCTTATAAATAAAATAGCTCAGGTTAAGAAGCAGAATACACAAGAGCAGAGTAATCAGGCCGTTAATGCTCAGAACGAACAGAACCATACACAGCAGAACACGGCTCAGAACGGACAGCAGAATGCAGAACAGGCACAGGCGAGCACTGTAATAAATGCAACAAAAAAAGCCAATACAGAGGCTATCAGCAAAATGTACGGTGTATATGCTTTTGGTAAGAATCACCCGAACGGTATTATTGCAACAGATACTTCAACAGGCAAGGTTGTCAAGGTGGCACTAAAGAGTCTTGAAAGCTCATCTAAAATCAATCGCAGTGACGACGAAAATACACTTGTATTCAATACCAATGACGGCAAGCAGGTTAATGCGGACAGCATAACATTCTCTGACAGTCAGCTTGATACGATTGTTCACAGCGCAAATGAATTTGATACATACGGTGCGAGGAATTATATTTCAAATTTTGAGGAGTGGAGAGAAAGTCCGCAGGCACAGAAAATGACTGATGACGAAATGCTCTATAAATATAACAAAGCATATTCAGCCGCATACAGCTTTGGCAGAGAGGGTGTTAAACTTGATTCACTCAGAGAAACTTCGGAATATAAAATTCTTAAAAACATTCTCGGTGAACAGATTGTAAGTCAGGCATTGAGCACCGGCAGAAGAGATGTTGACATTAACACTCAACACCATGCCAACAGACTGACCGAGTTAATCAACCGCAACGGCAGAGCAGACACAAGCGGTGTGGGCGTGTATGCAGACAGCGGAACGGAAGTCTCACACATTCCGCAGGAGCTTATTAATACACTCGGCAACCTTGCAACAAAGACGGGCAGAAACATTATTATCTCAGACCGCCTTGCTGACGGAGTGAACGGTGTTGCAAGAGACGGCAACATTATCCTTAGCTCAGAAATTTCAAGTCAAAAAATTCTTGCCACAGCTTTACACGAAGCCGGACATATGATTAAGAAAACTAACCCGACCGAGTGGCAAACATTGAGTGACTTTGTAGCTGACTACCTTGTACGCAAAGGTGTTGACCTTAACAAGATGATTGACCGCACTATTGAGAGGTACGGCAACCGTTTGCAGGCCGATGAACACGAAAACACAAGAGATGCCGCCCTTGAAGAAATCGTGTGCGACACACTTATGAGCATTGCCTCGGATGAAAAGGCTCTCAATATTGCCCTTGGCACAAAGCAGAACAAGGCTAAAATTGCAGCGGCAATTAAGTCATTGATTAACAAGGTCAAAGATTGGCTCATCGACAAAAGCACAAACTACGGAGCTAAAGCCTTTGCAAAAGACCTTGAAGCTCTTGAAAACCTCGCTCAAAGATTTTCAGAGGCGGCAGACACCGCAAGAGAAAACATCACCGAGCAGACAGAAGTCAACAACGGTGAGAGGTTGGATGTTGAGAAATATTCAATAGGAAGTACCGACAACATAGTACAAGCGGAATTTGAAAAGAAAGTTGATGAAATTGAAAAAAACACCTACAACAGTGATAATGTTGTAATTATGGGTATTACACCTAAAATCCTTCAAAAAATCGGATTAGCTCCATTACCTCTTGCTATGACTAAAAATCATATTTATTCTGTCGCAGTATCAGATACAAGAGCAAAAAGTGAGGGGAGATATCATAAAAATACCAATTATCACAATTTAGGTTTTGATGCCGTAAAAGATATTTACAATAAAATTTCTGATCCGCTTATGGTAATAGCTCACCCTGATTTTGCGGTAAATAAAAATAAGAGCAAAGACAGCACCCATAAAGTAGTTGTTTTAGTTGATTTATCAGTTGGCGGAAAACAGGTAATTGCACCGATAACTGTTGATTATGAGGGAATGTACAATAACACACACATAGATGTTAATCTTGTTGCAACATATTTTGATAAGGATAATATCAACGATTATATAAAAGAAGCCATTGCTTTGGAAACAATGGGCAAAACAGGATTCTTTTATTTAGACAAAAAAAGAACCCAGAATATTTTTAAGAAGTCAGGGTACCAATCACCCAGCCGACTTAAAAATTCGGGTTCCAATATTATTATACGTCCTATTGATGATATTGTCAATAAAAAAATCAATAATATTACTCAAAGCAAACAATTTATCAGATGGTTTGGTGATTGGCAGAATAGCCCTGCAAAAGCAAGTAAAGTGGTAGACAACAACGGTGAACCGCTTGTTTTGTACCACCAAACAGGAAAAGAGTTTACAACCTTTGATACAAAACAAAAAGGCTCGGGAGAATTTGACAGTGAAATGCCGACGGGTATATTTATGAAACCGACAAATAACGATATCGGAGTTGGCGGAAATATTCAAATGCCGTTGTATGCCTCTATTAAAAATCCCCTCATTGTCAACAACAGAAGCGAACTTGTTAAATTTTACGATAAGAATGTACAGGGATATACGAAAGCTAAAAGTGCGATAGACAGCGTTAATAAGGAATACAAGGCTAAATTCAACGAGGAGATGAAAAGAGAAAACGAGGAATATCAAAAGCTGTGGAATGCGAAAAAGAACGGTGAAATATCAGAAGAAGAGTACCAAAAATCCATATCAAGAGATGCACTTGATGAAATTATGGAAGAATGGGAAAATAAGGTTAATGAAGCAAGCCATAACGCTAAAGCCTTGATAGATGATTATTTCAAAAACAGCAATTATGACGGTGTTATCGTTAATAATGATGTTGGCAGTTTTGGAAGAAGCACAAAAACATTCATAGCATTTGAAAATACTCAGGTTAAATCTGCAACAGACAATATCGGAACATTTGACGGCAATAACCCTGATATTCGTTACAGTCTTGATGAAGATTATGATTTTACAGATGAAGATGAAAAAGCCGGTGCTATCCACGATACGCTGAAATTTTCAATTGACGATGAATACGATGACTTATTTGATTTTAGCGGCAATGACGAACAGCACATTGACTTTGAAAAGGCAATTGACCAAAACAACCCTGAATTGACGATTGAGCAGATATATCATCATTCTGCCCGCAATGTTAAAGAGGGTTTGCTTGCCGGCAAGGGCATTAAGCCTGAGCAGAAGAAAATCTATAATATGGTCAAGTCTGTAATGAGAAGCTACCACATTAATCCTAATGCCGAAACGGACTCGCTTGTTACCGAGTATGTGGATGCCTTGAATACATTCATTGATTCCGTACAGAATGACAAGTCAAGTTTTACTGACGCTTTTGAAAATTTTGTATTGAAGTGTCGGGAAGCATTGCAATACTCGACACAGCTGGATGAACAGCATGAAGCGTGGGCCAAAGAAATTCGCGACGAATTGAGAGGCACAACTCTGCTTATTCCTGATTACGCAATTGACACAATCAAAGAAAATTACGGCAGCGTTGGAAAATACAAAAAAGCCTTATTCGGCAAAATCAATGTAAAACTTGAACACAATGCAAGGGGAATAACCGGCAAGGCAAGTGGCTCATACATTGAGGACATTGGCTCTCACCTTGAAGAGTTAGGTGGCAGGTCACTAATGATAGAAGACGGCTTTGACTGGGACAGCGACAGCGGTTATCGAATGCTTGACCGCATTATGAATTATGTGCTTGCTCCGCAGTATGTATCAACCTATGAGGGAACAATACAAAGCGAAAGCACGATTGACGCAGCGGCAATTCAAATGGCATTTGATACAACTGCCGAATATCTTAAACAGCAAGGTAAAGCGGCAGTAATGCAGAATAATATTGACAAGCGAAAACTTAGAGATATTAACAAGGCATTGAGACAGGCTGAAAAAGCTAAGACTGCGCTGAATAAAAAAACTATCGAAAATTATAAAACTGACATTGCCGAGCAGAAAGCAAAATATAATGAACAGCGTGAAAAATACCGTCAGGCATATAATGCTCTGAAAGATAAAAAATCAGAAGAAGCAAAAAGGTATCGTGATAAAATCCACGAGCTTGAAGAGTTAAGTAAAAACCAAAAAGCCATTATTAAGACCGTCAAAGATACCTTTAGGGCTCAATATACCGAAAAAAGAGAGCAAACAAAATATATGCAAATGCTCGGCAGAAAGTTTGACAAATTGGTTAAAAAGTTTGACGCCAAGTCAAAAAATACCGAGAATATCCCTGAGTCTCTCAAAAGACCTATACTTAATGTATTGATAGGATTTAAAGAATCTGCTGACCCCGGACAATATAAGAATGGTGCTAAAAAAACTATACCGAAATATTTCGGAGCATGGAACAATGTCGCTGAAATCGGCGAACAGGTAAGGAACTTGTATGAAGAGTACAAGTCTTTAGCACCTGAATCTTCCAGCAAAGATAAATCCACACATGAAGGTATGCAGTACTCATACATTGACATTAACTCAATTGCATACGACGAGCAAACAGCCAAAATGCTTGAAATAATTACAGATCAATTTGCAGAGTATGCAACCGACGAAAACGGTGAAACAAAGTACGATGCCGACGGCAAGCCGATAAAAGTAGGATATAAAAACATTTTTGATTTGGATTCATCTGATTTAAGATTGCTCTATGACACAATGACGGCCCTTGAAGCCTCTTTAACACAAGCTACAGAAATTATCGTTAGCGGCCAAAGAGAATCCATTGCAAGCGCAGCGGCAAAAGCACTTGATGAAATCTCGAATGTAAATTACAACAAGGGTGTAAAAATCAATGTGTTAAGTAAAAACACCGTTGGCAATAAAATCAATGCCGCATTATCGGATATGAAAGAGTTAAGTAATAGATTCGTTGCGACAAGCCTTGACCCGGTAAGATACGGCAGATTTCTGAGTGGATATAATGATGACAGCATTGTTGCAAAACTCTTCAAAGATTTGCATGACGGAGATGTTAAGCGCGAAAAAATAATGCAGAAAGCCTATACTAAGGTTCAAAGTGTTGCTTATCAGTATTCAAAAAAAGATTTAGCCAAAATACAAAAGGATGATGTTAAGGAATTTGATTTCAGAGATACCGAAACAGGCGAAAGAGTTAAGGTCAGTCAGGGCATTATAATGTCAATCTATCTTACAGATCAACAATCATCAGGCAGGAAACATTTGCTTGCCGATAGACTTAATCATTATACCGTGCTTCCCGATTTGGATAGTGCTAACAGTCGCAGACATAGCAAGCAGGAAAAAGCAAAATCAGAAAATCATCACAAAGTAAGATTTACTTATGAAGATTTACAACACATCAAGAGATATGTTGAGAGCAATAAAATGCTCAGAGAAATTTCAGGAGCGATTAACGAAGTCCTTAACAACGAGCTTCAACAGGAAATCAACGAAGTAAGCATGTCAAAATATGGTATGCTGATTGCTACCGTTAGAAACTATTTCCCTATTTCTGTGTACGGTGACGGTGCGGCATACGAAAAGGACTTTTCGGCCGAGTTTAATGACCTTAGAATGAAAAGCAGAGGATTTATTAAACGCCGAGAAAGCTCGTCTGCTCCTATTGTTATTGACGATGTTTTCAAAGTCTTTAACAGGCATACCAACTCTGTTGCCGAATGGTGCGGATTGACGACACCAATTGAGAACTTCAAAAAAGTGTATAACTGGATAAATACTAATAGTCTTAACGGAACTACTTTGCACGAAGCTATTATGGATAAATACGGTAAGTCCGCCGAGCATTATATTGATAAACTCATGGGAGACCTGCAAAAGTCAAAGGACACAATTGATAATAATCTTTTAACTCGCATGCAAGGTAACTATATGGGTGCAGCACTTCTGCTGAATCCCAGAGCAATGATAAAACAGTTTGCCGCATTCCCCACGGCTAATGCTTATTTCGGTACAAAAAATGTTGCAATAGCCTCTGCAGGTGGAATGTGGAAAGTTAATCTTGAAAAGTACGCTGAATACACTCCGTATTTGTGGTACAGAGCAGAGGGCAACGGCACTGTGGTAGGTGAGCTCAGCAGAGAAGCCGGTGTTGTTGGCGGCACAAAAAGCAAAATGGACATTATGGGCAAGGTTGATAGATATGTTGTTGGTTGCCTGCTTAAAGCGGCAGAGTTGCACGTTGAACAAACAACAAACCTTAAAAAAGGTAGTGATGCTTTTTATAAAGAAGTTGTCAGACAATTTGAAAAATGTGTTGATGAAACTCAGCCTAATAATATGGTCTGTCTCTTATACACATCTGACGCTGCCGACGAATAGAGA